GATATCCAATAAACAGATTAGATTCTGATGTATATGATTTAGGTCAGTTCTCTAATCAATATAACACTACATACAATTGGTATGACTTACCATTGACACAATATAAAACTGCTGGTATGCACCCATCCGATCCTGAAAGAACGACTCTTCAAGTTGATTCTGATGGTGGTGGACCAAATGGTGTGAACTTCTGGTATGACTTCAATCAAAAATTTATGTTGAGTCCATCCAAAGAGATAAAATTTCAAACACAACCAGCATCAAGACATGCGGTACAGGCTTTCCCAATAACTATCAATGACCCTAGACTTTATAGATTAGATAAGTTTCACATAGATCAACTAAAACAATCTGCAGTAAATGATTCAGAAAATACATTGACATTTTCATCAGAAGTATTTGTTTCTGCAGATGAAGCAGATTCTGATGGTGCTGGTAAAGGAACATCAAAATCAATCGGTCAATTTGTAAGTACTGGTTATGGTGGTGTGGTTGCAACTAAATCTGCTGATGGTACAAGCTTTACAATTTCAAAAGCAGATAGTGAGCAAGTTCTTTCAACTAAGAATCTTCCAATGAATTTTCCAACTGACAGTGAGATCAGAGCTTTTGATAGATTACCACATGCATTATTAAGGATTATAAAAGTAAACCCAGCGGATGGTACAAAGATATCTACTGAAACATTTCCAGTTTCAAATGCTGTGGTTCAATATGAAACTCCAGTTTTAAAAACAGGTTTCCCACTTACATCACAAACAGAGAAAACATTCCTTAACGAATCTGGTTTCTTAAGTTCAATTTCTGGTGGTATATTAAGAGACAACTATACTGTTTCTGAATTCTCATATATTATACAATCAGAACTTGCAATGAATAACTGGAGAGGTGCAATTAAAGAAACATTACACCCTGCAGGTTTGTATCTATTTGGTGAGTTAAATGTGGATACAACATCACAAGTAAATGTTTCGGGTCAAGCTTTACCACACACAGATATTGGTGCTGAAACATCTGTTTTAACATTTGATGCGGATGATGATTACTTTAATGATAAGTCTACTGAAGGTGTTGCTGTATTTGCTGATAGTGTTTCATTTGCATCTAACCCATTCAATGTTGTATCATTAACTAACGATGCTTCTGGAACTTTCCTTACAGCTGATTATACACAAAGAAATATTGAATCATCAATACAATCACAAAGAGGAAATGCATTCTTTGATTATGAACCTGTTGGTTTAGTACATAAAGTTTGGACGGTATTCGATTCAGAAGGTCATTACAATTATGTAAGAGGTGCAATCGATTCTGATTCAGATCTTAGAGTAAAATTTGGTATGTACTTTACACCACGTAAAGGTGATGGTAAACTTATAATTAAAAATAACTTTGATTCAGATTTCTTTAAGAGACCTATCACAACACAAGTTTTTGATAGTGAAATTAAGAGAAGTTCAAGGGTAAATAATAATAAGACACACTATGTACCTAGTGAATTTCATTCAGCAAAGAGATATAATAATATAGAGACAATTGGATTATCACAAGTTAAGTATGAAGACTTTGAGTTATTTAGAGTTTATGATTCTGAAATTCCTAAAGATATTTTCCAAAGATTTGATGCAGCAACAGCCGCAACATTCGAAAAGATAGACTATTCTAGAATAAAAGATAGTGATAATGATGTTGATACATTTGTGCAAGCACTAGATAGAACTAGAGAAATAAGGATTGATAAGGCAAATGATTTCAATACTGCCTTAAAACTAAATCAAGAATTAGTGTTTGTAGATAATGGTAAAACTTATTATGATTTAGAAGCATTTGAGCAGAAGTACAATCAATTCAATAATAGAAGAGACTCTGAATATAATGAAGGTTGGAGTATACCTGGAAAATTCACAGCATTAGGAAATATTAGACATACTGCACCAGATTCAGAATATGATTCAGATTTAATTGTAAGAGATGAACAAATAAGACAAAGATTTGGTATAGAAAAACAAAGAGGATATTCAGATACTAAATCTCCAAGAACCGCTAGAGCTTTTGGTAATTATCTTGGTGGAGAGAACACAATAATTGTAAAACCAACTTATCCTGCGGGAGCTGGAATAAATAATACAGCACAACTTTTGGGTACAATATCGGACTCAGATTATAAAGAGAACCTTGAATTTAAGAGAAAAAATTAATGGCAACTGTAGGTAAAGTCACCAACGAATTAAAAACACTTTTATCAAAGTCAACACGTGATGAGATAAGAGATACTTCAAATGATGATTCATTCTATGCGTTTATAGCCTATACAGATTCTGAAGACTATCCCTTCAGTGACTCAGACGCCTCTGAGGCTGTAACGGATTCAGATCTAATAGGAGTATATAAGAATATGGTCACGATGCACCGAGTGCTGCCTGGTGGTGTTTCTCGAGTGATTAAAAGAAAGAACTGGGTAAGCAATAGAAAATATGTCGGTTGGAATACAGATACTTCTAATGATAGTGACTATTATGTTATGTCAACTGAGATTGTACAAGGTGTACCGAGACAAAATGTATATAAGTGTTTGAATGCACCATCGGCAGTATCATCTACAGTCGCTCCTACAGGTTCATCATCATTACCATTTAAAACATCTGATAATTACTGGTGGCAATATATGTACACGATTACAAATTCAGATGCTATTTTATTTATGACAAGTGCATTTATGCCTATACCTGAAAGAGTTGATGCTGCTGAAGCTGAGAACGTAACGTCAGGTACAGCGAGATATGATTTGCTACAAGTTCAAAATAATGCAATTAAAGGTAGTGTATTCAATGTGCGTATTAAACATGGTCCTAATGAAAGACCAGACTCAGATAAACTGAGAGGTTTTACAAGTAAACTAGTTGTAAATATTAAAGGTAAAGATGGTACTGGTGGTACACCTACACAAGAGTTTAAAGCTACTGCAACAAGAGATAGTGAACAATCCGCAGTATGGAAATTTGAAGTTCAACAATATGGTATTGGTTATACTGCACTGCCTTATGCAACTGACTCTGAGAATGATTCTGAAATAGGATGTTTCAGATTAGATATGGCTCCAGGTCTTGGACATGGTGCTGATGCGGGTGATGAACTACAAGCAAGAGATGTTATGATGACATCACGTGTAATTCCATTAGATAATGGATTTAGAGAATTAGCAAAAGGTGAGTTTAGTATGATAGGTTTAATAAAGAATCCTATAGATACAGCCACAAACAGAGTTGCTACACAGAATTATTATACAGTAGCGAAAAAAATAACATGTGATAACACAGCATTGTTTAAGATAAATGATAACTTCTTTAAACAAGGTGATTCAGATTTTGCTGGTAAAGTTGTAGCAGTAAGTGGTAAAGATGTTTACTATATCAATACAGGAAAACTAAGAAACAATTTCTCAGATAGTGATAATATTATTTCAACAAACCATAACAATGTAATTAAGAAGGCGAAGAGTTCTGAAGTTAACTTCAACAGTGGTAAAATGTTAGCTGTTGACTACTTACCGACAGCACTAGAAAGATCTGAAGATCAGATAGAATCATTGAACATTATCTTGAAATTGTAATAAATAAAAAGAGAGAGATTTTTAATATATGTCAACAATTAACTTAAACGTATCGCCATACTTTGACGATTTTGATGAGTCTAAGGATTACCTTAGAGTCCTATTTCGACCTGGTTTTGCGGTTCAAGCAAGAGAGTTAACACAACTTCAAACAATATCACAAAAACAAACCTCAAGATTAGGTAATCATATATTTAAAGATGGTTCTCGAGTAAATGAAGGTAATATAAACATTAACTTTAATGTTCATACCATGAATTTAATCTCTGGTTCGGGTAATGTTAATTTCCCACTATCAGGAGCACTTTCTGGTTCTATTGAGGGAACAATAGGTAATTTCTCAGAAACAATTATATCGAACCAAGACAATACTATTCAAGCAAGAGTTTTAAGAACACCTACTGGTTCTATTGAAACCAATAAGACTGGTAATATTTACTTTACTTATATTACATCAAAACAATTTAGTGATTCAGATGAAGGTTATATCTATGCAAGAAGTGAAGATAATCCTGAAAACACAGTCACTTATGCAAACGTATACACGAGTGTTAGTCCAGCAACGACAGCAACTGTTCTCTCAGGTGTGTACTATGTGGATGGATTTTTCTCAAGAATTACAGAACAAAATGTAGTTGTATCATCTACAACAAATAAACCCACAGCAGCAATAGGTTTTTCAATAACATCTAAGGCCATATCTGCAAATGATGATGCAACATTATTTGATAATGCACGAGGTTCTACGAACGAAGGTGCACCAGGTGCGAATAGATTACAGAACGCAATTAGTATTCTTATTAAGAGTACATTAGATCAAGGTTCTGATCCAACATTTTATAAACAAATAGAGATTAAAGATGGTGTAATTTTAGGAGATACAGAACCTACACCACAAGGATTAAGAGTTTCAGCAAACCCACAGTACAATGGTATTGGAGATGAATTAGCTCGAAGAAGAAAAGATGAATCAGGTTCTTATGCTGTCAAAAAATTCATTCCAAAAATTCAAGAACAAACATACGATGATTCAGATAAATTCGCAGTTTCATTTAGTAAAGGTTTAGCATACGTTAATGGTTATAGATATGAATCATTTGCTGATGAACTAATTTACCTAAATAGAAATGCAACAGCTAAAAAACAAACAAATCAAAAAGTAGCTATCAAAGGAGCACCATACGTTGAAGTTAAAAACGTATCTAGTGGTACTCTATCAGGTATGTTGACTACAGATGCTAATGGTGTTGGTGCATACGCTAATAAAGTTTCATTAAAAGATTCTGATGGTCACACAATTGGTTTTGCAAGATCTTATGGATATCAAGCAACTAACGGTGAAACAAACGGTAGAGTATATCTACACGATATAAAAATGTTCCAGCATATTAGATTTGGAGCATCATCTGTTTATGATTCAGATGCTTCTGCATATTGGAGAGGTGCTTTAATTGCAGGTGAACAAGTCACTGCGAACCTTAATGGTAAAATACAAACAGCAGATGTTGTAAAATTAGACGGATCAAATGTAGCTGATTCAGATTGGACAGATATTAATAACACCGCAAATGGTGAAGCAAGACTTGGTGGTACCGCTAGTTATAAAACAACTGGTGTACTACTAACAAATTCAAATGCACAATTTCAAAAAGGTGCTAAGATTGGATATGATATTACAAGAACTCCAACAGTTTCACCACGAATTGAAAATGCAAGACAGTTTAAGTTTTCTGAAGTAAGAAGAATTAAAGGTTCAACAAATGATTCTGAAGGTGTTTCATTTGATGCTACTACTGAATGGACTCCAGGTACAGGTGCAACATTAAAGAATGTTTCAGGTAAATTATTCGGACAAAGTCAAAAAACATATAAAACATTACGTTCTGGAACAGTACCATTTGATAATGACTTTGAAGTACTTTATAAATCACCACCTACAATTTCCTCAACAGATGGAAGTTTAGCTGTCACACCAGACTTTTCTAATACTCAATGGTCATCACACTTTAGAAATGGTGACTATAAGAAAACTAGAGTTGATGATGCTGTAGAGATTACTAAAGAATTAAAATATGGTGTTCTTAAAATTAGAAATACATCAGATATTACACGTACGTCATCAGTTAACTCATCATGGTCAGCACAAGATAGAAAGATAAACTTATTCTATCCAGATATTTACAAAGTTTATAAGATAGTACAAGGTTCCACTAATAATACTTTTGGTACATCAACAACTGATCCTAATGCATCATTTACTTCTATTGTAGTAAACATTTCTGGTGGTGCTACAATACCTCAAGGTTCAGTGATTGTAGGTCAATCATCGAAGACACGTGCAAGAGTTGCACTATCAAATACTATAGCAACTGGTGAATCAACTAAATCAGGTTCTACTGGTTATCATGTTATGAGATCTGGTACTGGTGCAAGTGATAAGCTTGAAGTTTGCTTTGAAAAAGGTTCAGCATTCACAGCAGGTGAATCATTAAGAGTAGATGTTCCAGAAAGAGAAACTGCTATCACAGCAAACATTACATTTACATCTGTTGATACTAAAGTTGAAGGTACAGATATTACAGCAAACTATCTTTTAGATAATGGTCAAAGAGTTGATTACTATGGTATAGGTTCTATTATAAGAAAAACTGGAGTACCAGCACCAAGCAATGGTGATATATTAGTATTCTACTCATACTTTGATGCTAATCCATTTGAATCATTCTATTACAGTGTCGATTCATATTCAGGTGATGGTTTCTATAAAGTTGACCCAAGATATTATGGTAGACCTATAGAAATAAAAGATTATGATGCTACAACTGGTACTAACCTAAGAAATGTAATTGACTTTAGATTCAGACAAAGATTAATAGATGGTTATGCAACAACTAATAACCCACTCTCATTTAGATATAGAGAACTTGAAAATACTGGTGTAAGTATAATTCCAGATGGAAGTTTCTTTACAGATGCAGAATACTTTACAGCACAAAATATTTCATTTGTTCTAAATAATAAAGGAAGAATTAAAACATTCTTTGGTGTAGAAGATGTCACTAATCCAAAAGACCCAGATATTCAAGTAGATGGTATGCTTCTCGCCACAATACAAGTTCCACCTGCAGTAAGATATCCAGCAAAAGAGATATCTTTATTTAGTGATCAGCAGCGTGGATACACAATGAGAGATATTGGAAAACTCGAAAAACGTATTAAAAATTTAGAAACATCTGTTAGCCTATCTCTCTTAGAGAGCAAAGCATTACAAGATAATATTGGAACGAGAGTAAAATCAGGATTTATTGTAGATGACTTTTCATCAACCACACAAACACCTGCAGAATTAACAAATAAAAACTTTAGAGCTTCAATAGATACTCAAAAAAATGTGTTAAGACCACCATCTGTAGAATCTAATGTACAACTTGAGAGAGTGAATGATGGTACGAATATAGACCCATTCTTCTTATCACAGAATACACCATTCATAGTGAAGTCATACACTGAAGATCAGATGTTAGAACAAACATTTGCTTCTAGTCTTATAAGAATTAATCCTTATGCAACATGGACTTATTCAGGTAATATTGAACTAAATCCAACACAAGATTTCTGGAGAGATCCGTCATGGAATGTTGTTGAAAACTTCTTTATTGATAGAACATCTTTTGGTGGTGGTATTACAAGTGTATCTCAGACAGTGTTTGATAACCTTACACCAGTCACAAGAGATATACCTAATTCTGAGTTCAATACAACAGAAACAAACTGGACTGGTACAGTCACATCCACTGCAACAACCACAACAGATAACTTCTTATGGTGGATAGGTGGAGGTACAACAACAACTACTACAACTACAACAGTTCCTATTGGTACTGAAACAACAAGTAATTTCATTGCACAGGAAGAAGAGTTTACAAGTTCATCAGACTTTAATGTAAGAGAAGTAAGAGAAAGAGATGATGCTTGGATAAGATCGCAGACTATAGAATTTGAAGGTCAAGGATTTAGACCTAATACTGATTTAAAAGCTATATTTGACGGTGTCACTGTCACAAATAACTGTGCACAAACAGATTTCTTACCACTAACTACCACATCAGCCAGAACATTTGCTGCTAACGGTAGTTTAAGAACAGATGGTAAGGGACAAATACGTGGTAGATTTGTAGTTCCATCACAAACATTTAAAACAGGAACTAAAGGATTTATACTTACAGACTTAGATGGATCAGCCACAACTGAAGGTACAGTATTCTTTACATCTCGTGGATTCTTTGAAGTAGGTGATTTAACAAGCTTCAGAGCTACAAGAGATGCAGGTGCAAGATTACTTTCATCATCATCAACGGCGGTTGCTGGTGAAGCAACTTCTACAACTACTACTACCACAACACCATTTATATGGCCAATTGGAAATGTTTGGTTTGGTGATCCGATAGCACAACTATTTACATTACCACTTGACCCTGGTTCAGATCCGAATAATTTCAATCCAGTAAATAATGAAGCAAGAGTGACAGGTTCATTTATAACTTCAGTAGATATATTTTTAGGATTTGTAGATACAAGAGCTAATAACGATCATGTAATTTGTGAAATTAGAAGTACTGAAAATGGATATCCAGGAGGTACAATTCTTGGTAGAGCAAGAGTAGATGTCACTAAGGCAAATCAAAACTTAACAAAACCAGAAATTGCAACAAACTTTAGATTTACAAATCCAGTATTCTTACAAGAAGCAACTGAATATGCAATTGTTTTACTTTCTCCATCAGATACTACATCAGCATGGACAGCATTACAAGGTGAAGAAGATGTAATTACTGGTGGTAAGATTGATGCACAACCAAATGTTGGTGGATACTTTGGTTCATTCTTTAAATCACAAAACGGTACTTCATGGACAGCTGAACAAAATAGAGACTTAACATTTAAAGCTTATCGAGCTAAATTTACAACAGCTGAATCTACAATCACATTAAGAGATAAAGCTAACTTCTATGGTCAGCCGATTGGACAAGCAGCAAGCGGATTAGCAGTAGAGACATTTGATAGTTCTTACTATATTAAAATACATCACCCTAACCATGGTATGTATGGTCCAGATGACACACATACAGTTAGAATTCTTGGAGTTGCTGGTAATGGTAATATATCTGCATCTGCTGATTCTGACTTAGTAAGATTTAGAGGTGAATCAGCATTAAACGGATTACCTGTATCACTTATTAATAATGTATCTTCATTAGCAAATCTTACAAGTTCAACCACAACTGCAAAACACAAAGTAAAATTTGCAACACAAGATTCTTACATCATTGATTTAAGAGAACAAGATTCAGATGGTGCTCAAATTAATACAAATCCAGTCACTGGTGGTTGGCATAAAAATGTTAAAGCAGGTAGAGGTGGTGGAGAGTTAGTAGTTGCTACTTCTAACGTTCAGTTTGATTCTATAAGAACTAATACTCAACCAGTTAACTTTGATGAAACATCAGTATCACAAGAAGTTAAAACAACTACTGGTGCAAACCTAATATTGAGATCAGCATCTAACTTATTTGGTTATAACACTGATTCAATATATTATAAATCACCGCTAGTTAAAGATACGAGTGCAGTTAATCTTCCAATGGATAAACTTACAGACTTTGAACATCCGCAGGTTGTACTTGGTTCAATGAACAAAACAGCATCTGCAGACTTTGAACAAATTCTTAAATTGAACACAGCAAATGAATTCTTATCACCAGTAATAAGATTAGATGCTGCAAGTCAAATGTTTGTATATAAAAATAATTTTGGTCAATACATTGATGATTCAGAATTAGCTGGATTTATTGACTCTGATCTCGCAGCATCATCGTCAGTAGCACAACAAAGACAATATGCATCTTTCAAAGCTGGTCTTTCAAGTATTGATGAAACAGCAGGTTATATTACGAAGGATATTATATTAGAAGTTCCCGCAACTCAGATAAGAGTATTCTTAGATGCTGACATGGATCCAGCCTCAGAAGTTATATTGAAGTATAAAGCTAGAGCTGTAGGTGATAACACAGAATTTGAAGAACTAGAGTGGAAAACATTCCCACGAAATCAAATTATAAATGAAACAAACTTCGGTAAATTTACATCAGACGTGAGTTTCGATCAATACTCACTAACACAAGATGTAGGTTTTGAGTTTGAAGCTTTCAAAATAAAAATTGAATTTGTTTCTCAAAACTCTTCATTCATTAGTATGATAAGAGACTTGAGGATTATAGCAGTAGTATAATGGATAAACGCTATTTAAAAAGAGATCCGAAGAGTGGTGCTCTATTAAATACTAATAGAGAAGAAGTTATAGAATATAAGAAAAGAATAGAAAAAGAAGCTCAAACTGAGAGAAGATTAACAACATTAGAAACAAAAATGGATAAGATATTAGAAGTAATGGAGAAGATAGCAAATGGCTAACTTAAGAGATATATTAGTACCTAATTTTGGATTTGCAGATTCAGATGCACAAGTAGGTATTGCTCCAGTTAATACAGATTCTGGTACTATAGCATTTAATGATGCTAATAGAATTGTTAAAAATAATGTAAGAATTAATGTTGGTTCATCTCCAAACTCAAACACAGGTGACCCATTAAGAACTGCTTTCATTAAAGTAGGAAACTTTATGGAAGCCGTTTACAGAGCGGACTCTGATAAAGATTTACGTATAAAAAGATTTGAAACTCCAGTAGGTGATTCAGATTTTAGAATTCTTGGTGTTAAAGAAGCAAACGATTTAAGATGGGATTCAGATGCAATACACACAAATTTAGGAAATGCTAATACAGGTTTTGATAGTGATACATTTGCAGGTTTGAAACCTGGAGATACACTTGTCCTTACAAATAGAATTGACCCATCTAGCAGACAAGTTTTTGTAGATAAATTCTCTCGTTCTAATCCACACGGTCGTATTGATATTAATACTGTAAGACTTAAAAACAATGAGTATAGTATAAATGCTCCAGCTTTCTTAAAAGTTGGTGATGATGGATTATTAAAAGTTCAAACTGAATTTGCATTAGATCAAGTTGGTTTAGACTTCGATGGTGCACTAGAAAGATTAAGTGCAGGTACACAGAAAAGTAAATTATCTGCAGCTGATCAGAAACAACTCTATCAAGATTTCAACGATGTGCAAGGTTTAACATCATCATCATTCAGATTAAGTGCTAGCAACGTAGAAGATGCCTTTGCAGAACTAATGGCAAGACAAGTAAGAGTCGGATATGATGCAGGGTTCTATGGATAATGAGTACAAATGTCGACAGTAAAGAACAATTTTTCTGGATTCACAATAGCACCAACCGGATTTGGTGGCGATTCTGATAATGACTCAGATTTCGGCGAAAATCTAAACCGTTCAATTCAAGCAATCAATAAATCATATTCCATCAAGGCTGGAATTCAAAACACTTTCATAGATGGTTATATCAACCAATTCGGTGCTTCATCACGGTTCTCTACAAATGAACAGAGAACAATGCAGAACCTTATCAGAGAATCAATAAATGTAAATGGTATAACTGTTCGTTATATGCCAAGAGCATCTGACTATACTGATGATGTTTGGAATGAAAGACCTGAATCACACTTTGATTCTGGTTATCAAATTGACATGCTTCTTGTAGCTTCTGCCGGATTTGAAGGTGAAGGAGATACAATGACTCTATATGGTATGGAGTTTAGAGAAGAAGTTATCATGTCAGTTGCTATAAATAATTTTACACAGAAAGATTCTGATTATAGAACAGTATTAAAACAAAGACTTACTGATTCTGATGGTTTTGGTGTTTCGTCTGCTTCAAATGATTCAGATTCAGATCAATACCAATCACTCTTAAGTAAGTTTGCAAGAACTAGACCACTTGAAGGTGATCTTATTGTAATACCATTTGGTAGATCTGCACAAAATAAAAGTCAGTATGTACCAAAAGTCTTTGAAATTACTCGTGTGACCACGTATCATGATGGTGCTTTCTTTCAATTAGGAAATAACTATCAATATAAGATACATGCGAAACTATTCGAATTATCTGGAGAAGATTTGTACTTCAATCCAACTGCTATTACATACAGCAATACTGGTTCAGCTACAAGTACTACAGACGAAATAGTCACGCAAGCGGCTGAAGGTATAGCATTTACTGATTCAGAAACTAAGGCTATCGACATTACTGATAGTGATTTAATAAAAGACTCATGGGCATCTAATACTGAAATAGAACAAAGAGCAGAAAACCAAGAAGTCTATGATAATAATGGTGTAGTAAGAGAAACACCACAAACAATTACAGATGACTATACTGCAAGAGCATTTGGTCAACCTGGAATAAGAAATTTGGATGATATTTAATGTTAGGACAACACTTTTATCATGAAACTGTAAAGACTGCAACTGCGGTCTTCGGTAGTTTATTCAATAACATCGTTGTAAAAAGACGTGATGGTAAGTTAATACCTGTGCCAATTGCATACGGTCCAAGACAAAAATGGTTAGAAGCTCAAAAAGGTTTAAGACCTACAGAAGAGATGTTTGAAAAACTTCTACCAAGAATGTCCTATGAGTTTGTTGCAATGGTTTATGACTCAAATAGAAAATTAAACAACAAACCAAATGTATTTAGAACACCGGATAGTTTGTTATATCCTAGACAAAAGGCAAATATGCCTACACCATATACATTATCTTATACATTACATATAGAAACAAAGACTTTAAATGATGGTTGGCAAATCATAGAACAGATTGTACCATTTTTTAATCCAGCATATACAGTGAAAGTAAGACATTTTCCTGCTGATGCAGATACAAATACACCTACTCCAACAAATGCATTTGATATGCCTTTTTCACTTACCTCAGTGACTTGGACTGATGATTTTACTGGTGATATTAATACAAGAAGAACAGTTGAATGGACATTAGAATTTGAAACAAAAGTGTGGTTCCATGGACCAATAGCAGCTACAAAAGTAATATTAGATTCAAGAGCAATAGTTGCT